TCAAGATACTGCAATGTGCCCACCGCCGCGGCCGGGCGATAGGTGTTTGCAGTGGCATCTGCGCCGGTTGTTGCACCGCCATCTGTATCAGTTATAAGAGCAGTATGTGACCCGGAACTGGCTTGAGGACTACCAAAATACAATGTATAGTTGCAGGATCCGCCTGTTTGATTGGCATTAACTCGCAAAGTGCTGCTGAAATAACTAAATGGTAATACATGCGAATGATCCGGGGTACTGTGCGTATGATTCGGCTGTGTCCAGGTGCCGGCCGTGGCTGCGCCGGTGGTATAGGTGGAGCCTCCCTTGAGGGCCAACACCACGTCGGTAACCGCAGAATCGATGGCCCAGCCGGTCATTGCGGCGTTTCGATAGACCCAGAGCTTTTGGCTGGTGTCGCCGTGCATAAGCCCGAGCCAGGCAGAATCGCCGTCATTTCGGAGCTTTAGCACGTGTTTTGTTGTATCGAACCAGGGATGACAGGCCGCCATCGAGGCAGGTTGTGCGGCCCCGGAAAACAGGGATTTTAACGCGGCAAAATTATTCTCCATGTTGCCGAGGTCGGTGTCTCCTACATGCCCGACGGCATATACATCGTCCGTCCAATCTTGGCTCATAACAAAACTCCGTTTTAATTTAGGGATTAAGGAATTAAGGAATTGCGAATTAATTCCTCAATACCTAAATTCCTCAATCTCTTTTACTGACAAAATTTCATAGTAAAATTCTCTACCAGCGCATTGACTGCATCGCTGGGATCGATAATCACAATCTCCAGTTGAAAGTATCTGCCGGTGACAATGGCAGACAGGATCTCCATTTTTTCCACCTCATGAGTGGGTGGGCTGGTATCGCCATATTTGAGTTTCATGGTGACAGAAGGCCCGGCCGCAAGGGAAAAGATCTCCGCCCATATTCTGGTTGTAATCCCAATCTCTGTCCATACATCCGGCGATGGAATCACATCGCCCCAGGTCGTGCCGGCACCGGTGACCACGATCGCCGCCAAGACATAGACCATATAACGGGCCGATGATCCTCTATCATAGATGGGTGAGGTATAGGTGCCCACCAAAACACCTGCCGTATGCGAGCATTTGAGATAATCGTCCGAGTCATAGGTGGTGTGCTCAGTGTTGTCATGGGTACCCACGCCGTCATAATCGCACGTTTCGGTATTTTGCACGGCCCAGCCGTCCGGCGGATCCAAAAGGGACACCACAGCGGACCGGGGTATCGTGCCATATCCGGCATTGTTGCTCAGGGTATTGGCGAAAAAGGTATGATTCCCGGGCTTGACACCGTAGAGTGAGAGATTCGGGGAGCGCAGGGCCGCCAGGAATATGGCCCCGGACCAGGAGCTTCCCAGGCGAAACTCATAGAGCTCGATATCGGGATCGGATACCTTTGCTGCATATAAATTAATCGCATTTGCATTGACCACTGCGGCCAGGGACGTGAGGGATGCAGGATCCGAGGTATATCCCAGGATGGTTTTTGACAGTTTATAATCATTGCCGTCCTGCTGTTTCGTTCCCCAGATGGATACAGTCTTGAGCCGGATGTAATAGGTGACGCCTTCTTCCACCGGATCGATTGCAAAATCCGTGGTGACATCATAGAGATATTTCCAGGTTGAATCATCGAAACTAAGGCGTACCTCCACATGGCTATACCAGGCATAGTTTGCCGGTAGGCTAAATGTTACCTTGAGCCTGGTAAAGGTGCGCAGGCGGTAGTTATAGGTCTCTTCTGTTTTTTGCACGTTTGACACAGACGGAGGCTCCGCCGTGGGATCCGGGAGTGAGCATTGATAGGATCCCTCTGCATCGAAATTGTAATCATCATCATAGAGCGAGGTCTGCTCATATTGCATGACCAGGTCGATGAGGCCATTGCTATGGATGTTCGCCTCGATCACCCGCATAAGCTGATCGGAGATAGACAGGGCCGTGGTGGTCAAGGTAATAATATCGTGCGGCTCGAGTTTGATTGCATCATCCCGAAAGGTGCCGGCAACGGTGCGGTCCAATTGTTGGCGCTCCAGATAATAAACACCCAGGTCCGCTGCCTGCTGTCGTGTTGCGCCCAGGAGTTTAAGGGTTTTAATCACGCCGCTTGTATCTCCGATTAGTAAATCATCGGCAACATAGCTCCGGTTCGGATCAATAAAAGTAATACTAAGGCCGTCCGGCTTTGGAAATTTGGTAGGCTGGCTGATAGCAATCAGTGCCTTGCCCGTATCCGGATCCTGGTCGATATGCTCATCGGTGAGGGTCATGCAGGACGATTCGTCATTCAGGTCCGCATACCGGAGATAGTATTTTCCGTCCCACCAGACAAGCTCGCCCCGGAAATGGGCGCAGATCGTATCCAGGATATCCTGTGCCTGTTGATCGGTAATCAAAAGGTTACATTCCCAGGACTTTGTATCGCAATAATCGGCGGCGGATCGCCATGAGGACCCGACGCCGGTATCGAATTTTGCCGTGGCAATGCCCAGGCCATAGCGTGAGTTGGTCATGTAGTCATAGAGCACCAAGACCGCATTTGCGCTGTATGCGGTTGATGAATCCCTGAAATCATAGAGCTTTCTGCCCTTGACCACGACCTGGCGCTTTGGCACACTCTGAAAATAATTTTCATCATAGGTGAATTTAAACACAATATAGGCCGTATTGCGCAGGGTGTCGGTCCATTCTCCCAGGGCGGTATTGAGATTGGTGTCCACGGTCTGGTCCGATGTGCCGGCATGAAACCAATATTCGGCATTTCCGCCATATTCAGTATAGAGCAGATTGCCTAAAAATACCTGATCAACGCCGGCCGCCTGTAAAATACTGTCGCACTCGCCCTCTGACAGGGTCATAACCACCCAGAGAATCTCGTTATCGTCGCCTGAGACTCCCCGGTATACATCATTGCCGCCGACCCGGAGTGTACCATAGATGACCTTGATAAATTCCTGGGTCGAGCACGTATTGGCCTTTATGCCTTTGTCGGTTTGTGTGGGAATGGCTCCTTTTTGATCCGCATCGTCAGAGAGGGATGCTGAGAGCATGCTGCCGGCAACCACAATACCGGCAATCGCATAAGGCGTGTACCATTGTCCTCCCGGGACCAAAAGGCTAGCTGCGACGGCTATATATGGTATCCATCTTCCAAGGCCCATAATCACTTCTCAATTCATAATTAACAATTAACAATTAGCAATTTTAACTTTTATATTGATAATTTTTCATTGCTAATTTTTATCCTCTTATCCTTCCCCACCAGATCTCTTTGTCTATGATCGAGGGAAGCCAGCGAAACCCGCCGAAATTGGCGGTATTTCCTATTGCCAGGCACCGTGCATAGGTGCGATCGCACCATGTCTCACCGCCTGCATAGGCGCATTCGGTGCCCTTGAATTCCTTCCACCGGCATGAGGCGGAATGTTTTGCCAGGGTTTTTTGTGCCCATTGTGAGAAAGCGCTTGTCAGCGTAATTGCGCATCGCTCCTCATCCAGATCCCAGGCATCGATGGTGCCCTCAAAAATCGTGGCGCTGGCATCTCCCACAATGGCATAGGATGCATTAAGCACAACCAGATCCAGCGTGACGGTTGATCCCTGGGGAGTGCCGCCCACAAAGAGAGAGGTCATGACCGAGTCAAGGTTATCGATTGCGATCTCCACGGAATCCACGATATTTTGCGCACTATAATTGATGCCGCCAATGGAAAAACCCAGGGACGCATAGGTATTGCCGCCGAACATAATGGGCACGTCACAATCCGTGTACCGGTAATGGGTGCTATCGATCTCCATATCAAGGAGATAGAACGGCCTGAGCTCTTGTTTTGCCAGCTCCGCTAAAATATCAGAATCGATATCACGCATGGTATGATGTCCGTTGTCCGTAGTCCGTTGTCCGTTGTCCCTTGACAAAATACAACTGACAATCCCGAGCATCGGGATTATGCATTTAACTCCCCTTCCAGCTGGAGGCCCATATTTACCAGCCGATCGTAAAAGGTTTCAAAATCCAGATTGTCCTCTGCAAAGGTGCACCGGATCTTGAGTGTGCCGGTGAAATCATAGGTTATTCGGTCCCCTGCGGCCGGGGCTGCAACAAATGTGATTTTGTCCGCCCCATCTGCGCCCGTGCCTTCCCCAAAGGTATAATCCACGCCGCCGCCTGACTTTTCCACGCCGTCAATGTAGACGGTATAATCGCTTGAATTTTTGGCCGGCAGATTAAAGACAGTAGTGGAATCGTCGCCGGTGCCCACATATTCGCCCTCGTAGGTGTTTGATGCATAGGTAGCCGATCCCACAAAAAAATTGAATGCTCCGTATGCTCCTTTCCGGTCCAGGTAAAATTGCCAGAGGATAAGGCCGTTTGCCTTGGTGATCCCTTTGTACACAACGCGAGGATGGCGTTTTGGATAGAGCCATTTCTGTTTGCGCTGTGTTTCGCCCAGGTCATCAAACTGCGAGATCAGGGTTTTAAACTGAATAGTGAGAGGCAGTGGCTCGATTGGTGCGATGGTTCCTATCTCTGGAAATTTTGCCATAATTAACTACTCGTTCAACGGTTGGGGTTGCGCTGCTTGCCTCTTAAACCGTCATACCCCGATTTATCGGGGTGACGAGCTGCGCAACCGTCCAACGCAACCAATTACTTATATTGTGCTCCTGATCATCTGCCTGAGTGTTCTGCCCCGCTGGAGTTCCTTTACTATTACATCGATGATAAATTTACCTGATTCCTGGCGGCTGCCCTGCTGTTTGGCCTCCAGTGCCTGGCTGCTCTGGTTGATCATGTTGATGGTGACATCAGGGATACCGCCTTTTATCCCTAGGTCCCCGCTTTTTGTCCGGGCTAAAGGCATGACCGCCTCAGGGCCTTTCTCACCC